AAAAAGCAGGCGCAGGACTCCTCGACGAAACTGTTTTAACTATGCTGACACTAAAGGAATGGCTTGCGAAGTACGGGCAAGAAAGTTGTAGCGGATGTTTTTACAACAATGCGGCAAGGTGTCATTGCTCGTATAAGGGGCGGCACTATTGTGCAAGATACGAGCGGTACGTAAAAGATTTGAGGCGAGATGATGAGCCGAAACTGTTTTAGGCACGGGATTTGAAGTAGCCGTCCAAAGAAAAGCGAATACGAGAAATGATTTTAGTCGGAGGGTTAGTTATCCTGATGCCAGCGGCTTTTATTCTCTGGATGTGCGATGTAGCCCAAAAGTGGCAAGATAAGCGATATCCCAAACAAAAGAAGAGACCATTGAGTATTAACGATCATAGATTTATACGGTAATATGAAACCAGGAGACAAGGTGTGGGTGTTTGACGCAAGGACGCAGACCATAGAATGCGGAGAGGCGCTGGAAGTAAACGAGCGTGGCGGGGTTGTCTATACTTACGGTAAGAACCTTTGGCTGGGTCGTGATGCTTTCCCCACCCGCGAGGCGCTGTGCGAGCATTACAGGAAGATATTTGAATAATCAATAACTTTTCGTATATTTGCATTGTTAAACGCCTTATGCGAGAAGGTGGATAGAAATTTAAGAGTCCCGATTAGTAGGATAGTGCTCGCATCACTATTTGAAACTCGGGACTTTGATTTTAACAATGAAAAAATACAATAAGGCTGGAGTTGAATATATCCGTAATGTGGAACAACGCGGCAACAATTTCGTAATCTTGTGTAGATGCCCAGATTGCGGGAACGAATTCTCTATGTGGAGAAGTCACTTTTACAGGGGTAGTAATGGTTGTAAATGTAGTGTTATGCATTGTCATGGCACAAGGCTTTACGAGATTTGGACAAATATGAAGACGAGATGTTGTAATCCGAACACGCGATCCAGAAAGAATTACTATGATAGGGGGATATCGGTTTGTGATGAGTGGATACATAGTTATGCGTCTTTCCGCGATTGGGCACTTTCGAATGGATATGATGATTCACTTACGATAGATAGAATTGACAACAACAAGGGGTATAGCCCGGATAATTGTAGATGGGCGACGTTGGTCCAGCAGGCTAGAAACAAGCGATTATCCGTAATGTTCTCCGTAGAAGGTTTAATGATTCCGGCGAAGGAATGTAGCGAGAGGTTTGGAATCAATTATAAGACCCTAATGTCATATTACTATTCGAGAGGCAGGGGCGCGACTGAAGAAAGATTAAACAATATAGCAAAGGAGCTGAAGAATGCCAATCATTGAGACGCCTCCGCCACCGAAGAAACGGCACCACTCTTCTCCAGAGGGAAGGATACAAGCCGAATGCTTTCAGTGGTTTTTTAATAATTTTCCGCAGTATCGCGGTCTTCTTTTCCACGTTCCAAACGAGAATGACCGGGCAGACAGCAACCCGATTCAAGGCGCCATTCGCAAGAGCCTCGGGGTCTGGCCTGGGGTTGCCGATTTAGTCTGCCTAATCCCTCGTAATGGCCATGGTGCTTTGCTTATAGAGATGAAAGATGAGCGAGGTACGCAAAAGCCAGCGCAAAAGGCATGGCAATCGGCAGTAGAGGCGCAAGGATATGTCTACAAGATATGTCGATCTCTCGATCAATTCAAATCAATTATCTACGACTATCTTGCTTGCAATCAACAAGAAAAGTAGTATCTTTGCGATATATTATCTTTTAATACCGCAACAATGAAAGTCGTAGACGATACCGGCCGCGTTTTTTCTAGCCTTTGGACGGCGGCAAATGCATATAATCTTAAAAGTGGTGGAACGCCATATGCAAGGCTAAAAAAGACTGGATCGTGTGTGCTATGTGGGCATAGGTTTACAGCAATTCCGGAGCAAAATGATTGCCAATCTCATGGAATTGTTGTACAAAAAGATCCTGTAATGGAGAAACTTCGTAAACGATACTCTGATTCAGAGATTGAAGCCATTGCTAGAGGCGAGGGTATCGAGAGAAGGAAGATTTCTTTCCCTGAAATACGGCTGACTGGAAAGCATCATACTTTTATTGTGATCAGCGATACGCACATCGGAAGTGTTTATTCTCCTGAAGAATGGCACGATGTTGTATCTGACTATGCGAACAACTGTGGAGCAGAGGCAATATTGCACTGCGGAGATTTGGTGGAAGGAATGAAGATCGGCCGAATCGGTACGCAAATCTATGAACTTTCCGAACTCGGGTATGAGGCTCAAAAAGCAAAAGCGTTGGAGCTTTTGTCAAAATACAAAATACCTATTTACATCATCAGCGGGAATCACGATTTCTATTATCAAGAATATGCAGGTGCCAACATTATAAAGACAATCTCTGATAAGCTTGATAATGTCACTTATATCGGTCATGACTCTGCCGATATTGATGTAGATGGTGCCGTTATCCGGCTTTTCCACGGGGGAGATGGTTCTAATTCTTACGCCTTGTCATATCGTCTTCAAAAACTCTGCGAAGCAATCACTGGTGGTAACAAGCCGAATATCCTTTTGGCTGGCCATGTCCACAAGTTCTGCTACATTTTCGAACGCAATATCCATGCAATTTCTGTCCCATGTATGCAGATGCAGACTGACTTTATGCGAGGGAAAAAGCTGGCCGCACATACTGGATTCTTAAAGCTGGACTTTGATGTTATGGACAAGAAGATTTGTAATCTTTCCGTCAATTATTTCCCATTTTACGCGTAAAAATGGCATCTCTTATACCTATGCGACCGAAATCCGGAACATTTAATCTTCTTCAAGAGGAGATGGATGGGTTGTCGTATTATGTCCTTTCCGGATGCACCCGAGAATTTGCTTTTTTGAAGTTTGTCCGTCCGGATTTTATTGGTTCAAAGGCCAGTGCTGCGGTCAAGGCTGCCGTCACTCAGTTCTATTCGTCAAAGGATGTCAAAGATTATATTGCTGCATATAAGCAGACTATCGAAGATCTCCTGTCTCCGAAGCAAAAAACAGTGCATTCGTCCGGTAGCCTGGAGGAACGAAAGGCCCGCGCAAAGACAAAGCTTGTCGAGTTTGCAATGTCTTTGGCAGATGGCATTGAGAATGCAAGCGATCCTGAATTTGTGCTTAAAATGGCAGACAAAGCAGGTCTATTGGATGGAGACGAGGAGGCAGAAGAGCTACCGAGGAGGTATCTGCCGGTAAGTTGCGGAGACAACTGCGCTTACCGGATGTTTTGCGAAGAGAACACAGAAGATATGTGCAAGTATTGCCGCTACCATAAGTTCGGAGAAGATAATGGAATTCACTACGAAAAGAATAACATTCTCGATGTCCCTAAAAAAGTTGTAGATTCAGAATAAATTTCGTATATTTGTATTGTCATGAGCGAGATGGCATGTGAAATATAGAAAGGCTTAATGAGTAGGCTGGAGCTCGCTCCTCCCGTCGAAAGTTAAGCCTTTAGTTTTATTATGGGGAAAATAAACGATTTATCCGGAAGAAGATTCGGCCGCCTAACGGCTATGGAGTATGCTGGTCGTAAAAACGGAAGGACTTTGTGGCGTTGCCTTTGTGACTGCGGGAACGAGACCATAACCGGATATTCTAATTTGCTTAATGGAATAACCAAGTCCTGCGGTTGCCTCGGTATGGAAACTCGAATTCGTACAGGTCATAACAATCGCACATCTGCTTCCATGTCTTTATGCGATAATCTTCGGAGCCATCCTTTATACGGGTTATGGTTAAGTATGTTAACCAGGTGCTATAATAAAAAACATCGCTGTTACAAACATTACGGAGGGCGTGGAATCAAGGTTTGCGAAAGGTGGTTACCAAAGAATATGGGTTTTGAGAATTTCTTAAATGACATGGGAGAAAGACCTTCTACGGAGTACACGCTTGATAGGGTTGATGTAAATGGAAACTATTGCCCAGAGAATTGTAGATGGGCGAACCACGCGCAGCAGGCGAACAATAAGACGAATTCTGTAATTGTCTACTACCATAACATCCGCACGCCATTAAAGGAAATTTGCGATAGACTAGGTATGAATTACAGCACCGTAGCACATCAAATTCAGAAGGGCTTTGACATAAACGCTATTATTGAGTTTGGTGGTGCGGACTTCCGCAGAAAAGGATTTAAGAATAATACCGATAAATATAAAAATTTTAACCGAAATATTACTATCTTTGTGCCTGAGTTAGAATACGATGGCACGGAATTTGAAGAAGAGTAATTGAAGCATTTTTACCCATGTTCTGGGCCGCCGAGCCGAGAGGCTATGATACTGAGATAAGGCGGCCCTTTTTTGTGAAACTTATTTTTTTGTTATATGGAAATTAAAGGTGTAGTAATTGCAAAGCCGAACTCCGACACTGGAATCTCCTCAAGGGGTCCATGGAAGAAGGCTTATTTGGTTGTCAGGTATGAAGATGGCCAGTATCCGAAGGATATATTGCTGTCAAACATGAAGGATCCGGAATCCTTTGAGAATATTGCGATTGGTCAAAGGGGAACTTTTAGATTTGACTGCGAGGTTCGTCAAGCTCAGAATGGTAGGTATTACCAAGATACAAAATGCTGGGGGTGGTCTTTAGACCAGTCTTCTGCACCTGTTTAGTTTTTGTTTCGTTGTTTGGGTATGTTATTCACGGGCCGTCGAGATGATGGCTCGTGTTTTTTTTGAAAACGCAGTAATCATTTTGTATTTTTGCGATTGTGTTTAGACTTATTAACAAAGATGCCAAGTTCCCGCCACTTTACGAACATGTGGAGCGGAAGCTCCCCACTGTCAAGGATAAAGGCTGGGACAAGGTAGGCGATTATTTGCTGCGAGACGGGATTGACTTAATTCCGCAGGAAGGCATGCAAGAGGATATCTGCAGGTGTGAGTCAAACCTGATATTTGCTTGTGGCATGGCAACCTCGGGAAAGTCGTTCGGAATTTTTTTGAAAGGCTTAGATGGCCTTGGACTACCAAATTATACTGGCCGTCTCATCAACGTTAGAAAGCTAGACTCTGCAAAGGGAACATCAATGTTCCGAGATGCCTCCCTCGTTTGGGGACAATTCTCAAATTGTGAGGTTACGACTGGCGAGCTCCCAACTTTTGCGTGGCCAAAGTGGAATAACGCCATCCAAATGATTCATGCGAACTTCAATGCTGACAACCCGGGAGAGTGGGCTGACTTTATAGAATATATAAAGAAACAGCAGGCCAGTTTTATTGGAATCGACGAGGCAACGGCAATTCGTCAGTTTAAGATGTTTGCATACATCTTTTCTCGAAACAGAGACTCTTCCGGGAAAATACCGCAGATGCTGTTAACATTTAACCCGGACAACGAGAACTGGACAACGGAATTTCTTGTTTGCGGTGGCTATGTGGATCCCGAGACCTGGTACATCAGGCCAGAGATGGAAGGAAAGGAAAGATATTTTTACATCCAAGGAAATACGCCGCAAAGTGTCGTTTGGGGAGATACGAAGGAAGATGTTGTCCGAGCGGCTAACATCAAACTTAATAAGGATGACATTGCTGCAGGAATGACTGCTGCAGACATGGTGAAGTCTTTTACTCTTCTTACTGGTACGGCTGCTGGTAACCGAAAGCTTGTCGCTGCAACGCACGGTCAGTCTATTGCTAACCTACACAATGTCGGTGGCGATCAGCGAGCAGTTCTGGCTGAGGCATATTTTGGCCCAATTGAAAACGAAGATGTCAGCGTAACCAAGCAGATGATTCGAGATATCGCCACCAATCCATACGACGAGGATGAAACGATGTATGGAACAATGGACGTTTCCGGAGGTAACGCTGACTCTGATGATGCGCCGTTTATTGCATGGAAGGGGCATACTATGGTAGGGATAGAATTCTTCCGAGGTGATCCGAAGGAGCTTGTTGAGTGGATCGATCAAATGCTTGCCAAGTACAAGATCCCCAAAAAAAACTTTGCCTTTGACGCAACGGGTCTCGGAAACTATCTCAAGGCTTACACGGAGGGCTGGCCGGTCACGGCAAATAAGACTGCTATGCAGGAGTATGATGAGCAGGGCAACCAAGTCGTATTCGAGCAGTATTTTAACCTCCGTTCACAGTTAATGAGCAAACTTGAGGTCGCACTAAAAACTGGAAAGATTTCAACGACTCTCGATCTCTATATGAGGATCCCATATGGAAAGAGAGGAGAGACTAGACAGCTTATCGATGTTCTCTATGATGAATCGAACACATTCCGGGTTTTACGGAAAAATACGAGGATATATTACCGTAGTAAGGATGAATATCGTGCGAAGTTCCATTCTTCCCCAAACATTATAGATACAATGTATCTCCGCATGATTTGGGACTTGGATGCCCGGCCAAAGAAGCAGCCGGCTCCAGAGATTGAAGACGACGCCTACGATGGGCTTTACGAAGATTACAGCGACGGACGCGCCGTTGTATATTTATAGAAAAATATAAAAATATAAAATCGCGATTTTAACTTATGAACATTTCGGAACATTTAAAAAAAGATTATTGGGTGAGAAGAGTTTCGCCCGATAATATCGGCTCTTATCCGCCAGTGGGGAACCATGTTGGGTATAGGACGCCAAAGACGGGGATGCTCGGTGTCGGCTATGTAAATTTGACGCAGGACCAATTTTTAAACGAGTTAAATCCAGCAGCCCATACTATTAACTCTAAGTATATGAGCCAGCGTCCGATTTATAAAACGGAAAAGGGTGAAGACGGAAAAACAAAATATGTCTTGGATGGCTATGATGACGTGGAGACTGTCGCGCTTGCTATTCAAGAAATGATTGTTTCAAAGAAGATTGCTCATTTGACCGGTGACAACTTTTGGGTTGCGAGTGAGGACAAAGATGAGGAGGCGTTTCAAAAGGTAGAGTCTTGGATGGACTATGCTGGGTTCTGGGACGCTTGGAGCGAGGCCGTCTCATACAATGAAAGAGAGTGTGACGCAGCTCTTTATTGGTGGTACGACGGAAGCATATTAAACTACGAGGTGTTTTCGTACGAGAAGGGAGATACACTCTATCCTGGGGTTGATGACGATGGGAAACCGACACTTTATCGCGCCTACACTTTAAATGGTAAGCATGCTGTAGACGTTTTCACGACCAAATATAAGGAGACGTGGGTAAAGGTCGACACTGACGAAGAGGCTGGAAAGACCTTTCTCGAGAAGTTAAGGAGAGTAATTAAAAATCCCTATACATCTTCAGAAAAGAGCGAAGATGGCTATCGTCTTCTCTCTAGGAAGGACTCTCAAATCGGTGACGATATCCTGCAGATCATTTATTTCAGAGTTCCGGATATAGCAACGGGACCAGTTCAAGATTGTATTGAACAGTTCGAGCGCGCTCATAGTTACATCGCAGAGGAGGTCAAGAATGATGCGTTCCCGATTTTGTTCCTCAAGAGCGAGAAGATTACAAACCTTCCTCCATCAAAACTCAACGGAAAGACGATTGGTGCAAAGGGTACTGCAGACAGCTTGGCTCATGCAGATGCAAAGTTTCTTGCTCCACCAGACGCTTCGAATATCGCAAAAATCAATTTGGACACATTGTGGAGCAATATCTTAAGGGGATCTTTGACTTCTCTTGTCGAGCCGGTGGATATTCGCCAAGGAGCGGACAGTAGCACGACTATCAAAATTATGTTTGCACCTGATATCGAATGGTGTAAGAACCGCTGGAAGTATTATGCGAAGCCGGCTCGACAGCTTGTTGAAGTCTTTAAGCGCCTTGTCGGCAAGGCGGAGGGAGACATTCAACGGTATGGTGATCTCAGGATTTCTTGCGGACAAAACATATGGATTCCACAAAACGAATCAGAACGGATTAAGATTGAGCTTGATCAATATTACGCCGGCGTAAAATCTAGAAAGGCAACAATGAGCGACATCGGGAATAGTCACCTTGGCGATGCGGAGCAGATTATGAAGGAGCGAGAAGAGGAGAAGGCCCTCGATGCGAAGTATGGCACAAAGACGGAGGTCAACGACCCGAATGTGCCGAACATTACAAACCAAGCCGAAAATCAGCCGCGAAATAAATAGAATATGGCGCCCTGTATGGGGGCGCCTCATTTATTCAAAAACGATGCCAAACTTTTTGTAATTAAAAGTTTTTCGCTAATTTTGTGGCAAAGATTCAATTCTAACTAATCATATATGAAAAAGAAAATTGCAGAAGCGCTTAAGACGAAGTATA